GTTGATTGGTTGGTCTGCTTTATCTAAAAGATCATCCCAACCTTTTTCTGCTGCTTCTTTTATACTATCCAATGCCCAGGTAGCATCACCTGGGACAGGTTCTGTACCATACTCCCAGGTATCATAATCATCCTCATTACGAGGATCAGAGGGAGAACCCTGCGAAGGTCTCTGCTCCGACATCCTGCTTGATTCCTCCAATGACATACGATTCAATCTCCGTTTCTTGAGGTGCGTTTTGTTGACCCTTACTATTTAACCAGTGCTCTGTCCAGGGCAGAGGGTTATTTTTAGCAGGAATATCAAACATTGGTTTGATACCAATCGCTTTCATTCTACGGTTAGAAATCCATTCAACGTAGTTGTGTAACAAACGTTCATTAAGACCAATCATTGAACCATTCTTGAACAGATACTCTGCCCACATCTTCTCTTCATTCACAGCAGTTTGGAACATGTCTTTCACATATCCCTCTTCTTCTCCAGCAATTCTTTGCATCTCTGGATCGTCTCCGTCTCTCCACTTGTTGAGGATATTCTGCGTGAGAACCAGATGTTGACTTTCATCTCTAGCAATAAGAGAGAGTATCTTAGCTGAGCCCTCCATAAGTTTATTCTCGCCAAAAGCAAACGAACACGCGAAGGAAACGTAGAAACGAATGCCTTCCAGGATGTTAACATTAGCAACTGCTCGATAGAGTTTACGTTTCAACTCAATGCGGTCATAGACACCAGATGCATGACCTTCTTTAGCAAGCTCCCATGTAGTAGTGTTGTCATACTGATGAGCGTGCTCGATGAAATCATCATAAGATTGTGTGACAGAAGAAGCACGACTAAGAATCTTTTCGTCCTCTAGAATAGTATCAAATACTTCAGAGGGATCAGGATAGACGTTCTTAATAATATATGTATAGGAGCGACTATGAATCATCTCCATGAACTCCCATACCAACATGGATGCTTCTAACTCAGGTAGTGAGCAGTAAGGGATAAAAGCCATCCCAGGACCACGCCCTTGTACACTATCCAACATGATTTGGTACTTAAGGTTACTAGTGAAGATGTGCTTCTGCTCTGGCGATAAAGTTTGGTAATCTGCACGGTCTTTCTGAAGTGATACTTCCTCAGGACGCCAGAAGTAACCCAACTGCTGCTGGGTCAGTCTGTCGAATATAGGATACTTATAGTTGTCATACCTCTGGACTCCCAGAGGTTGACCAAAAAACATAGGTTGTTTCTTTGTGTCTACTTTGTTGCTGTTAAATACGGTCATTCGGTTTACTTCAGATCTTGCAGGACTCACAGTCATCTTCCTCGGTGGTAAGTATTTCGGCTATTAGTGCATCAACATTTTGTTGTGTTGGTTCTTCATCACCATCTTTTTTAGCATCGTATGTGTTCTGATAATAAGAAGTCTTCCATCCATACTTGTAAGTAGTAAGAAGATCGTTTGCCATCACAGACACAGGCACTTCATTATCAGGATACATCTCTGGATTGTAACTCCAGTTACCACTGATTGCCTGATCAAAGAACTTCTGAATCACAGCAGTAACTTTGATGTATCCGTCATTATTAGGCATGTCCCACAACAGAGTGTAAGCACTCTTAAGCGTCGAATAACTTGGGACAATTTGCTTAAGAGGTCCTTTCTTGGACTTCTTAATGGACAGGTATGCTCTAGGTGGCTCGATTCCATTGGTTGCGTTTGACACAACGGAACTGCTCTCTGAAGGCATCTGTGCGGACAGTGTTGAGTTCCTAAGACCGTATTGTTTGATGCGCTCTCTAAGATATTCCCAATCACACTGAAGCTCATTTGGTACAATCTCGTCAACTTCCTTCTTGTATGTATCGATCGGGAGGATTCCATCTGCGTACTTAGTTTTACCAAAGTATCCGCAAGGACCTTTCTCCATTGCCAGACGGTTAGATGCTGTCAATAGAGCATATTGGAAACGCTCAGTCAGTTTATGCACAAGGTCATGTGCCTTGGTGCTGTCATAGTTTGCACCATTCTTAGCAAGGTAGTGTGCCAGACCAATATAACCAACGCCCAGAGAACGACGGTTAATGGTGCTTTGTTCTGCTGCCTTAACAGGGTACTCCTGATAGTCAATAAGGGCATCCAGACCCCTTACAGCAAGGTCACAGAGTTCATCCAGTTCATCCAGGTTCTTCAGTTTGCCAACATTGATAGCAGACAGAATGCACAGAGCAATCTCACCAGACTTATCGATATGCTGAATAGGATCTGTAGGCAGGGTGATCTCCTGACACAGGTTAGACATATTCACCTTGTCCTTAAAAGACGAGTGTGAGTTGCAGTGGTCGATGTTCATGATGTACAAACGACCAGTCTCTGCTCTCTCCTTTAGGATGTCCAGAATAAGTTCTTGAGCACGGATAGTTTTTCTTGGAACAGACTTATCTGATTCATAGTCCACATAGAGACTATCAAATGAATCAGTACCAAAAGCATCATACAGACCTGGCACATCGTGAGGGCTGAAGAGGGAGATGATGCCGTTTTGGATGAAACGCTCATAGAAAAGTTTACTGATCTGGATGCTGTAGTCTAACTTACGAACACGATTATCTTCGGTTCCTTTATTATTCTTAAGAACAATAATGTCTTCTATCTCTTGGTGCCAGATTGGGAAGTGTACAGTCGCGCTTCCACCCCTAATGCCATTCTGTGTACAGCATCTGACAGTCGATTCAAACTTTTTAAGGAAAGGGACAACGCCTGTGTGTTGAACTTCTCCGTCTCTAATCTTACTGTTGATGCCACGGATTCTGCCTGCGTTGATACCGATTCCCGCACGTTGAGCAACATAGTAGCCAATCGCCATGTCACTAGAAAAGATACTATCGAGGGTGTCATCGACATCAACAAGAACACAGCTAGCAAATTGTCGAAGTGGAGTTCTAACCCCCGCCATGACAGGTGTGGGAATGTTGATGCGGTGCTTGCTGATTGCGTCGTAGTATTTTTTGACATACTCTAAACGATAGAACTTATCATCATCTTGGAACAGAGTTGCAGCAATCATCATATACATGAACTGGGGTGTCTCATACACCTCCCCAGAACTACGGTCCTGCACGAGATATTTATCTACGACTTGACGGATACCTGCATATGTGAACAGATAGTCACGTTCATGATCCATGAAACTAGACAGTTTCTCCCACTCCTCATCAGTATACCTTCCAAGGATAGTAGAATCATAGACACCACGCTCAACGCACTTCTCAACATGCTCCTTGAGAGGAGGGTGACCATCAGGATGACCGTTGTAAACTGCCTTCCTCAGACCAAACAGAAGTAGACGAGCAGCAACAAACTGGTAGTTAGGTGCTTCCAGAGAGATCAGATCGTTAGCAGAACGAACAAGAATCTCCTGAATATCAGCGGTCTTAATGCCATCAAAAAACTGGAGACCAGCATTCATCTCCACCTGGGACTCAGACACACCTGCAAGACCATTGCAAGCGTGCTCAACCATCACATGAATCTTATCAAGGTCAAGAGTTTCACTCTGACCATCTCTTTTGACTACATGGATTTCTTTCATACCTTTTTCCATTCGCTTAGTTTAATCTGGGCTTCTAAACCGCTGTAAGTGTTAAATTCTACCAGAGATTGAACGTCATGTCCAGCGATGTACATATCATTCAAATCTTTTTCTTGTAGATTCTCTGGCCAAATCACAATCTCGTATCCTTTCTCGATTGCTTTCTCCATCCTCTTGATAATCTCTTTGTTTCGTTTTTCGTTATCGTAAACAAAGACTACTTCGCTTTCAGACAACAAACTCCAATCAACATCTGCTCCTGCCATAGCGATTGCATTGTCGATGTAGAGACTATCAATAGGACCTTCAGTAATGTAAACAGTCTTCTTAAAATCTACTCGGTTGAGACCGAAGACTTTGATTCTGGACTCGTCCAGCATGATGGTGATGTATCGCAACTTATCATCAGCATTCAAGGACCTCCCTTGGAATCCAAACCACTCGCCGTTGGTGTCAATGAAAGGGATAATGATTCTTGGGTGATCCTTTTTGACATCTTTGAACGTTGGTTTCTGTGTATTTACCCAGGTGCAGAACTTATCGGTGTAGTATAGATCACCGAAATGTTCCTTTGGGATCTGACGACCGCGAAGGTATCCGACCGCTGGGTGTTCATTATTTAGTTGTTCGATACTTTGAAGTTCTCCCTTTTTCTTGAACTTCGGTTTTTCAAATTTTGGTTTGGGAACATACGAACCTTTACCTGTAGTGCTAGACTTGTAACGCTCCATGATATATTCATCATGCAGGTCAGGTGCTTGATCCTTCAGGAAGTTTGACAGCGTCCTTCCTACGCCACAGTTATGGCACTTGTACACCATATCTGCTTTGAGCTGAAAGAAATATCCTCGTGCTTTATTGCGATGCCTCTCAGAGTCACCACAATAAGGACAGCGAAAGTTATAGAGTCCACTCTTTTTTCTAGAGAACTTCTCCAGACGCCCAGAGAGGAGCATCACATAATGTTCATCAACAAAGTTAGACAATACGCTGGACAACCGCTGTGCCCATCATACTCGTTATCTGTGTAGGTGTCAATAATCTGATGATAGGGGGAGACACTTGTAGCACCGTCACAACCGTGGCAATGACAGCCGTAGCACCAAATACAAACTTCTGATTTGCGTCTACTTTCTTTTGTATTTTATCGATTCTATCATGGAGGATTGTGTGATTCTTTTCTTCCCGAACCTTCATTTCCTCCATCATTTTAATGATGAGTTGATCTGCTCTTTCACTTTCATCCAATCGATTTTCATGTCGCTCCAAAACTATAGCAATCTTGTTGCTATTCTCAGAGATAGTAGAGACTGCTCGCTCAAGTTTGTCGAGCATCTCTTTACTTAGGTCTTCATAAATATCAAGTTTGCTTTCAAGGACCGCTAACTTACCAAGACCAAATGCCATTTTACCTGTCCACTGTTGCTTGTGCCCCACCTGCTCTCTGCTTTTTCATGAGAGATTGAGTTTTCTTTTGCAACTCCATTCTGATTTGTTTAATCTTGTCGTCTGCTTTCTGCTTCTCAAGATTAACTTGCTGACGAGTCATCTGAGCTTGCATTGCTTTATCTGCTTGCTCTTTAACATTACGCATGTGCTTCATGCGCTTATCCATAAAAAATTTACCTGCTTCACCAGGCATAATCCTTTCAATCTTAACGTTCCCTCTATGCTGAGGAGCGATAACCATACGAAGTTTGCGAGAAAGTTCTGCTGGAGAAGTAGCAAAAATAACAGTCTCACCAACCTCAGGGATTGTTACCTTATACTGAAAAGCATTAGTACGAGGTGTATGTGTAGGAACTTCTCTTGATTCACCCAGTTTATTACCAGGTGCTACTTCCTTTTTCTTATCCTTTAGTTTTTTACGAAACTTCATTACAGGATCGATGCCTGCATTAGGACCTGTGGCAGCAGCACTACCACTAAATCCACCTGTACCAGCAGTCATAACCGTCATAGTTTCTCCAGTGTTTCTTCTAAATCAGGGTCTGTCTCTAAAGTAGGCATTAACCCTATAGGATATTTATTCAAATACAACAGTATGGTTTTCAGCATACTCCAATACTCTCGCTCCATCTTAAAGAAAAGCAAGGGTGTTGCTGCGTCACCAAAAACATTATAAAGAATGATGAGATGATTAATAATCAGGTGAGTTCTTAGTGACCCCCCACGAACATAACGCTTCAAGAGTCTTTTCAGATACTTGAAGCGTTTGATGTCCTCATCAAAATCCTCACGTGTAACACAGTGAGGATTTTCATAATGCTTTATGGCGAACAGAATGTAGTTACCTTCATTCAGTTCGTCAAATTTCATATGCTATTAGGTGCCAAATGTCAGGATTGCTGCACCGTCAGAGATGACCTCTTCAGTACCACCTGCAGATGTAATCTTGACACGATACTTATAACCATCAAGACCGTCTGCTGCAAGACCACTGTATGCAAGAGTTGCAGTTGTGAAGTCTGCATAGGTGATGCCGCTGTCAAGCGAAGCGGTGATATCGACCCAGCGGGTAGTAGCAGTTGCGGTTTGACGCTGCCACTGATAGGACAGTGCGCCAGGTGTTCCTGTAGTGGTAGTGGTAAGGGTGAATGTACCAGCACCAGAGGAAGATGTGCTGCTTGCAGGTTGGACAGAGATGGCCACTGCCGATGCAACGTCTGCTGCGATGGTGTCATCTGCTTGAGTTTCAGTTCCATCAGGATTGCTGATGAATACCAGGTGCTCAGTTTTGTAGCGGGTGTTACCCGACGAATCTGTGTATGTGCGATAAGACCACCAGCCAGGACCAGTGATACCACGCGAGGCGTTTTCGGCAAGACTTGCTTCAGTAGCGTCTACGAAAACGACAGTTTCAGTTCCAGCAACTGCAGTACGAAGTGCATCGATTGCATTCTTATTGGCAGTAGCGTCAGTTCTTCCGTATAAAGACATTGTACTCCGAAAACGTTTTCCTAATATTTATTTATAAAAAAGGGGGCTTTCGCCCCCTGGGGTATTATCGTGCAACTAATGCTTCTTTAACTTTTTCAAGAAGGCGATCATCCATATCGGTCTTGGTCAGTTTAACTGCCTTTTCCAGAATGATTACACAGACTTCAATCAGTTTCTCGCCCAGTTCCTCATTGTCGGGAACTTTAGCGACAGCATCAGAAATAATTTTAGATGCAATGGGAAGAAGAAATGCTAACATGGATTAATACCAAAACGGGTCTAATCTATATATCAATCAAAGCGTGATGTATGCTTTGCCATTGCTTTTACTTCTTTCTTTTCTTTAGAAGTGTAACCACGCTTGACAATACGCTCCGTTGCTTTACGGATTCTTCTGTTCTGAGTCTCTGAAGGAGTCTCCTTAGCACCCTTTACTTTCTTCTCTTGGCGCTTAGCACCAGGGAAGTTTTTCGTGTGTGCTTTATGCTCAGGTGTCTTGGTAATGTCAAGTTTCTTACCAGTCTTTTTCTCGTGTGTATCAAGCACACCCTGACGCTTCTTTACAGCGTCAAGAGACTTTTTTGCATCTGCTGCTCTATCTTCGTTGAACTGCTTAAAGGTCAAGAGAGTTTCGGTTTCTGCGATGCTTTGATTGCTTTCTTCTGAAACTTCTTCTTGACTGACATAGGCTGTTTCCTCTTTAGTAGTTTTCTTGGTTTTCTTTTTGATGGTAATGGATTTGTTTTTACCAGACTGACCACGAGTTGCTTCCGCTTCGTCATGGTCAAAGGTATCATCCTCCATAGGGTCATAATATTTTGCTTCAGTGGCAACTTCTTTTTCGCCACCTTCCTTCCTACGCTTCTTTTCACACTTCATACAATCACAGTCTTCACCGTGATTCTTTTCCATTTCAGTGATTTCAGATTGCTTAGGATTGATTTTGATTTTAGTTTTCTTTTCAGAAAGTGCTCTAAAACTCAGCATATCAACCTCCGTAGTTATTCTGATGCTTGGGGTCCTGACCGATACGGTCAAAACGCTCACGCTCTTTCTTAGAAGTGATTGCACTTACAATC